GTGCCGATCAAACCTTCAACAATGTGCTGAGCTGAGATCCCTTTAGTAGTAGACCACGACCAGCCGACACCACCATCCGGAAGATACGAGACAGTACCAATGACTCCTTCATCATTTAGACCGCCATTGCCAGCCTCAGGGAAATACAGTCGATATTGGTTCTTCTCTCTGAGCACAACAGACGTTAATTCATACTCGTCTAGGTCCATTATAATTTCATTCAATAATGGATAAATCAGAGTAGATATAGTGGAGAGCTCAATGTCCCCAATCCTCTGGGTCGCTGCAACAGTACGAAGCCCATCTGCGGCTAGGTATATCAAGTCACCATTGATCTCTTGAATAGTATCCCCACTCACACAGCCAATTTTTTCTGTGATAGGGAGAAGGGCAGCAGTACCTGCTGCTACACCTTGAAGTGAGAAAAGAGAATTCTCACAAAATACAATCATATTCTCACGGAAAGGATAAAGACCTACAACCGGATCTGCTGTATTAATTTGAAGGGAGTTAGTTCCAGTGTAATCGGTCGGATCAAAAAGAGCGCTGACATAAATGGCACTAGGTGCCTCTTCTTTACCAGAAAGGTAAACTTGATCTTTAAAGGCAAAGCAATATTTACAACCAGCAGGTGCTCCAGTCAATCCCTCATCGAGATAGGTAAATGTATAGGTAGCTGTATTATGGTTAGTTCCAGTTACCTTGAAGTACATGACTTCATCGTAACCGTTAACCATCGTGACCATCTGATCTTCTTCAGCTGTACCGTTGGAGTAGTGTGCAAATCGTACTTTAGTTACAGAGCTATTCATCGGAACAGCACTAGCTGCTTGAATAGTTGAGAGATTAGCATCCGTCACTTCTTTATTAATCTGCACCCAAGTAGATGCATCAAAAGAGTGGTAGATGTGATCGCCACGTGCAACTAGAATAGAATGATTGAAGATGTAAATACCCTTAATAGGGCCAGTACCCGGTACTGGATTAACACCATAAGGTTCATATCCGTTAATACGACGATACCCGCCGGTACCTGTCACTTCAAAGTTCTGAAGTTTCTCTGCAAACCCAGGTTTAGATAGAAGATCCTGAGAGGTACTACGAAGATCAAGGCCACCCTTACATGAAATCTTTACGTTCTGTAGAGTAGCAGGCATATCATACAGCCCTCATTGAAATGGATTGTTTCTCGACAAGGTCACGATGCATCATCTTAATCCCGGCATCATATTCATTCTGTGCGAATGCAGCTTGTTGAGCATTCTCTCGGAACATCCAAAGATAGTAACGTGCCCGTGCAATGATAACATTATAGTAACGATCTGGAATAGCTACTGTGTCATCGGCATTAACGAGCAACTGCGGCTCAGTCCATGCAGCAAATGTAACAGTGAATCCTCGATCATTAGGTAGGGGCGACAACCCAAAACCCTCGTTGTCTTTAGTTCGATAGACAAACGCAGGATGACCACCATTTGCATCTTCAAGATCTTTTACTCGCAAATGCTGGTTATAGAAATCGATATCAATTGCCTGAAGTGGCGAAGCGTATACGTTATCATGTGATCGGATAAAGAAACTATCCCAATCGATGTTGTCCGTTCCAGCTGGGAATGAGTATTCTTGCTGAAGTTCTACAGTATCTACAGAAAGAAGTGTACCATCTGTTGCTGAAAGAAAGGGCCATTCTTTAGAATAGTTAAGGATATCAGCGTACGCCCGGTTAATCATTTCTTTTGCAGTAGCCTGCAAACCACGGGGTGAAGTATTAAACTGATCAGCAGTCAAAGGGACTTCATTAATATCCCTAAGAGCAATATTAGTAAGTTCAAGGTAAGTCTTTGCCATACCATCCTCACATACAACAGATAAAAGAAAGGGCGCATAGGACACATAAACATCAGTCCCATGCGCCCCTCTTAGTTAGCTAAACTGTTAGCACTAACTGCCGTAAGATTACGGAGTCAGGTCAGCACCGGTGAAGGTAGCGTGAGCAACAGCGATAGCTTCCGGACGGATGATAGACCGACCGTATACATGCAGACCACGTACGATATCCGCGAAGGTGTCCTGAGAACGGATGGTCTCAGTGTTCAGGATAGCGTTAGCAGTAGCAGTAGAAGACATATGACCAGCCATCAGGACGTGATGAGTCTCGACAGTAGTCAGGGTCTCAAAGGTCGGAGCGTTGTTGGTCATGTACAGCTGGAAGCCACGCAGCTTACCGCTAGATACCAGACCGTTACGCAGGTCAGTCATGCCACCGTTGTAGTCCATGTTCATCAGCTTGGAGTCAGCCTTAGCCAGGACTTCCATAGCTTCCGGCGGAACTACCAGCCAACGACCTTCTTCCGGTACATCCTGCTTAGTCAGCAGAGTACCCAGCTTGCTGATGGTGTTCAGCATAGCATCCGGAGTAGTCAGGTCCAGCAGGTTAGCGTATTCTTTATCGTTAACCTGGTTAGCGGCCAGAGCACCAGCAGCCATGTAAGCCAGAACTTCACGATCGTAATCGTTCTTCAGGCTGTAAGCTGCAGAATCGGTAGCCAGTGACTGCCAGTTGATGTGAGAGATCTTGTCTTCAATGTCATCAACTTTGAAGCTGAAGTATTTAGCCTGATCCAGAATCAGAGTGATCTGATCGTCGGTCAGAGCTTCCGGAGTAACGGTATCACTGCGGAGGTAATCGTTAACAGTGATGGTCGGCTCTTTGATGACCTTAACAGTATCACCGAAGGCAGAGATCTCACCGTAGTAGTCAGAGTTAGTGATACCTTCTACGACTGATTTACGACGGAAAAAGTTAAGTACCTTCTTGGAGTAAATTTCCCACTACATAATAATGTAGTCAGACTATCGCATCAATCAAAATACTCTGGGTAATCTTTCTTGAGTATTTCAACTGCCCTATCACTTAGTCGTTGCGGGTCACGCTTCATGGCTTTCAGTTCTGAGTCAATGAAAATCTTTACCCCATTGGGTAGATGTTTTCCCACTGCATTATCAATACACCAAATAACAAACTTGGCCTGCTCTTTCTTGATAATTAAATGGTTGACTAGATTCTGCAAGAATTTTCTGACAGGTTTTTTACCTTGTATGGTCCATGAAATTGAATCGGACCAATTAGGGTTATCAACTTTCCTGTGGTGAAGATATCCACCGAAGTTAGCATATAAGCTATCGATGACTTCTTTACCGGGAAGAGAGAGGCCTACTTTAACATAGGGTCTCATGTAAACCTTGTCAGGGTATTGGGAGTGCTTATGTGCATACATTGATATGCAACCTTCTCCATCAATAAATCCTGCCATGTACTTCCAACTTAATCGCTTCATATCTATTCCTTATAGATGAACTGCGCTGTTGTTCAATCGTGTTCCCTCTGGTTATGGCACCCGAAGTCCACTTCCAGTTTTTCAGATAGGGTTTAACGTTCCCAAAATTATTTTAGGCTAGGAACAAAGTTACCAGTCGGGGTAGCACCGCCAAAGTTAGTGCTGTTAGCACCTGCAAAATTTGCCATTTTAAAAATACCTTAATGTGAATTACAAACTATAAAAGATTAACGTACTCGGCCTTCACGCCACGCCTGATCGATATCCTGTTCGAACATTTCGAACTCTTGCGGCGTCAGCTTATCAATCTCTTCACGAGTCCAAATACGTCCTTCGATTTCGCCTACGTCTGCTTTAGATGCTCCTTTTGTAAGCACTGCATCAGCAGCGGAGGCATCGCTCTTGGACTTCTTCTGAGGAGAAGTTCCACCGTTAGCAGAGGTAATACCAGCATCGAGTTTGTAAAGATCAAGAGCACGGATAAAAGCTTTAGCATCATGGCCATTTTCTTTTACCATACTCTGTACTGAGGCAGTCTGTTCTTCCAGCCAATCCTGGAATTTCTGACTAGCCACAATATCCACATAGTCCGGATGAGCAGATTTAATCTGTGAAATAGCAGCGGCTTGACGACTCTTTTCCAGCTCTTCTTCTAGAGCAATGATACGAGACGGGTCAATGCCCTGATACTTCTTCGCCATCATGGCTTCCATGTAACGTGCCAGTTCTGGGTTATCCTTCAGATACTCTTCAAGCTCCTCTTCCGTTGCGGGAGGAGTATTAGAGTTAGAAGAGGCAGCACTGAGTTTCTCTTCCAGTTCCCGGATTTTCTGACGCGCTTCATGAATAGATGTGTCATGATAACGCTTAAGATTTACCCACCGTTCTTTGTAGGTCAGATCTTCACTATCAGAAGTAGCCGTGTTCGAGGAATTAGACTGAGTGGCCTGATCTGCAGAATCAGATTCAGTATCGTTCTCTTTCGGGTTCTGCTCGTTGTCATCGCCTGTCAGCTCATCTTCAAATGCAAGATTGAAATAGGGCTTAGCGACGACAGTTTTTGTGCTATTATTACTCATACAATTTAAATCCTAAGGCCGACCGTTAAGAGGTATCCTTAAAATAAAATAGGGCTCTACGTGTCGGGTAGCTTGGGTTAATGAAGTTTCTTAAGTTCGTGCTCTAATGCACGAATAGTGTCAGGCAAAGCTTTAACAGATTTAAATGCTTTCACTTTACCTTGAGTTTCCTTAGTCTGCTCCCATGAAGTGGCGCCTACGAGAGCACTAAGGTTCTGGTTAATGAGAAGGTCAAGGTATTCAACCAAGACCTCCCATTGCGGTGATACGATTAGAGGCTTCAACTGTTTCAGCAGAAGATCATGTTGGGATAGCTTCACCAGTCATACCTCCCATCATCCCACCGTTTATGCCCAGCTCATTGCCGGCACCTGCAACATTTCCAGTGAACCCTTCTTCACCTGGCATTGACATGCCTGGGTTAGGTGGTAAAGGAGGAGCACCATTCTGTTGCGCATTCTGTGCTCCAACGATCTGTGCGTAAATCATAGCTTCATCTGGATTATTCAAAATCTCTTCAGGATCAA